AAGATTTCTTCTTGTGAAACTTTTACTGCTCTTTTTTCTCTTAAGTCCTTACCACGACTTTCTAACATTTCCATTCTCATTAAACTATTAGTTTCTGGATCATTGTTTATGGGTGGAACAAATTTAGTTGCTAACAATAATTTCTTATCGATAACATTTCTTTCTTTTAATAACTCATCTAACTCTTTTTCAAGTTCGCTTAATTCTTCTAGTTCGATATTTTCTTCATCGACTTCTCTTTTGATAGTGTTGATTCTTAAATCAATTTCTTTTTTTCTTACATTTAAATTCATGTTTACAGTTCTCCTTTTATTTTTATTTTCTTTCTTATGATTTGTTTTTGTTTCTCGATTCTTTCATTCTCCAATGCTTTAGTCTCACTATCCAGCAATTCTAAACTTCGAGCATAAACACTTGTTCCCTCATAAGCAGGAACATCAACAATTGATACATCATATAATCTGTCTATCTTTAAAATTGTCCTGTATGGTATTTCCCCAGACCTATCCCAAGTCTGTTCCTTTACCGTAAATGCAAAACTCATCTTCTCCAAGAGTCCGTTTTGCACCATTTTATAGATATCTCGATTTGATTGTGTATCGATTAATGTTGCTTTTATTTTTAAACCCACTTCATCTATTTCTAGTTCAAGTGATTTATTTCTTGTTCTTGCTAATACTAAAAAGTTATCTTGATGATTATATTTAAGCGGAACATCTTTCATGTTCGCCTCATCTAAAGCTGTTGGAACTATGATTTCTTTAAATCCATGTTCTTCAGTTCCAATTAATGCTTCTTCATTAAACTTTACTGCATAACCTTCGATTAACATTACATTGTCTTCCTCAGAAGTTCTTATTTCACTAATTCTTGTTTCTTTAACTATNTTCATTTTCTTCTTCCTTTCCTAACTGATATTCATCTGCGTGATCTACACTCACGAAGTTTAAACTTTGAATTCTTCTATTTCCATCTTCTATTGGTGGATATCCTAATACTCCTCTTGATTCGTTTATTGAAAAGATTCCTAATCCCATTAACTTTTCAATAGCTGTAATCTTGCTTGTCCAAGAAGCGTAGTTTAATCTTTCTCCGTAAAACATTATCTTTTCTCCATCAAGTAATTGATTTTTTGAAAGCAATGCTTTACTAAATGCGTTTGATAAAAATATTGTTATTGGTTCAAGTGTGTTTTCATAAAACGAATTGTAATCATCTTCGTTGTAAGTTGAATTTAATATTGCTTCACTTACTCCAAAATAATTTAGAATTTTACTTTGTATAAATGTGAGTGTCTCACTATCAATAATCTTTGGATCTATTGGAAGCGGGACATAGTCCGCTTTCATATCAACTGGGATGATGCTTGAACCACTTTTATCTTTGTTTGTTCTTAACGCTTCATCAAATAATTCTTTTTGCTTTTGCTTATCTTTTTCTGATAGCATCGCATTCATTTTAAGTAAACCTTTAATTTGGAAACTTGAACTTAATGCATTTTCTAATCCTGTTAACAAGTTCTCGTTCATCTGTATACTTTTAATTAATTGTTTGTGGCTTGATACTGCACCATCTCCACCAAAGATTTCGTGCTTTTTATATAATCTTTTTAAGTGAATAAATGATTCATATGGTAATGTATACTGACTTGTTCTAAAATCCATTTCTAAATATATTGATTCACTTAAATCTGTTTTTATTTCTACTCTCATTGGGTTTACTGGATATAGACCTTTTAGATTGTTTTCTTCATCGTATGACATATAAATGAAGCAATTATTGTTTGTATAAAGTAAACTTACGACCTTATAAATAAACTCCGATATTGTCATATATTCGTTTGGATAATGTGTAAGTTTAAAGTTTATTTCATCATTTATTATTTCAACTGAACCAGAAACACTATGTTTGGTGTGTTTCGGCTTAAGTTTAGATATATGACTTGCAATTCTATCTATACATATCTCTGCTAAATCACTATCTTCTAACCTACTAGCATTTGATTTTTGGAAATCAAAGTTTGCCATAAATAAATCGATACTATTTACTTTATTTTTCTTTTTTCCTTTGAAAATATCAAAAATGCTCATCTTATCATTCCCTCATATTCAACCTTGTATCTATTCAAAACTGCATAAGCAATTATTAAAGCAACTGTTCCATCAATTCTTTTAAACTTTGAACCTAATTTAGAAGGTTGAATATTTCCGTTGATATCTACCTTTGCTTGAGTATTTGCTAAATTCCATTTCATCATTGGATTATTGTTATAGTTAACAAGTTTGTTCTTTAAGTCAGCTTCTAATTGTTTCATTGGTTCAGATAATGAATAAACACCTTGCCTTACTTTTTCTAAAGTAAATCCTGCCTCTTCCATTTCTTTTACCCAATAAAGTGAATTCCAAGGATCATATCCTATCCACAGTGGTCTTATTCCGTATTGTTGAATCATCTTAATAAACCACTGTGTCACAAGGGAAAAGTCGTTTTGACTGCCAGGCGATAATGTTATCAATCCTTTTTGTAACCATATATCATATGGTGCATTATCTTCTTCCTTGCGTTTTTCTAAAACATCTTCTGGCATAAAGTATTGACTTAATACATACTTTTTGCCATCTTTAATTACTAATAATATTGCTACTGTTAAATCTGTTGTATTTGATAAATCTACTCCACCAATTGCATATGTGTCACTGATTTCTTTAATATCAAATGTTTCAGTATTGTTTATATCTCTAAATTCTAACCAAGCACCTTGGTCGGTTTGTTTGATATTAAAGTCTTTACACAACATTGTTACTTTAATCGAATGGTCGTTTTTAGATTTGTTCATCATATCTTCTAAATAACTTTCTAACTTAACTACTCCTAAACTTGGGTTTGATTTTTGCCAAGTTCTTTTATCTTCATATATTTCTTCAATGCTATCTTGGGTATATAACCATGGGAGCAACTTTTCATCTTCAATTTCTCCCTTTATTAGTTTTCTTGCATATGCTAATTTTTGGTCTAGGAAGCCTTGTGTTACTACACCTTCTGTAGTAATAATAAATATTAATGGTTCAAGCTTCGTTGATTGACTTTGTTTGATTGCATCATATACTTTTGAATCAGTCATTTCATGTACCTCATCAATACACCCAACTTCAATATTGAAACCATCTTTATTTCTACTTTGAGCTGATAACTTTCTAATTCTATTTTTGGTTCTTGGTGAGTAAATATAAAAGATATTTTTTCTTGAATATTTTTCATTTCTTAATACCTTTGAACCTTCCCTCATATTGTTAATTTCTTCAAATAGAATTGATGCTTGATCATTCGTGTTTGAAGCACATATGATATCTGTTCCACCACTAGAAAGAAAAAACTCTGCTAAATCTATTCCTGCAATAAAAGTTGTTTTACCATTCTTTCTTGCTACAAGTAAAATTACTTCGTTAAATCTTCTTAATCCTGTATCTGCATATTTAAATCCGTAAGCTGTCTGCAGTAATGCTTTTTCCCAAAGCATTAATACAAAAGGTTCTCCGTTAAATGGTGATTTGGTGTGTTTACAAAATGTTTCGATAAACTTGATTCTGTGTAATCCAGGCTTTGGATCGAATATATATTTGGGATTATCTAATTCAGATATTAAGTAATCTAGTTGAGCTTTTAATTCTCTACCAACTATAATGTTTCCTTTTTCTATTTCTTCGTAATACTGGATTAAATAATTCTCATGCATTCTATAGTCCTCTTAAAAACATTTCTAACTCATCATCAGCATCATCAAGTGATTTACCAATAATTGAATTAATGTTTTTTATGATATTTGAAAATGTTGTTACTGTCCTGTTGTAGTGTTTACTGGCTTCGGTTTGTTTTTGCCTTCCATTCTTATTTACTTGAATTGCACCATATGTTTCTATTTGTTGTTTTAGGATATTAAGTTCAACAAGCAAAAAAGAAGCTTGCTTTACAAGTTCTTCTACAAGTATCTTCTTTTGTGGTTCTAATTTATCGACTCCAAGTTCGGTTATTAATCTTTCGTATTCTTCATGTACCGATTTTAGTTTACCCAATAATATCACTCCTTATGTAAGTTTTAAGTGGGACAATGTCCCACACACTAAACCCTTACTTTGTTAATTTGTTATAGATTGCATTTAATGTATTGATTACTTTTTTAAGTTCTTCAATCTCTTTTTCAGTGCCTTTGTAATTTTTACTAGATGCTTTCTTTTCGTATTCTTGAACCCTTTTGTGTATTTCCTTAACTTTTAGATATTGATTATCTTCTACAACCATTTCTTCGTATGTATTAATGAATCTTTGGTGGTTGTATCTTATCTTGTTAATCTCGTTCTCCACACTTTCTTCAGTATCTGCATATCTAGGTTGAGCACCGAATCCTTTAATGAAGTATTGGACTTGGTATTTGTGTTCATGTTCATTTGTAAGTTCGAATACTTTGATTAATGCTATATCATCAAGTTTAATTTCTTTAATTTGTTTCAT